CCAAGCTCCCCTTAATAAAATATTTAATTATTTTTAGAAATTTAATACTGCGTAATCGATTGCTAGAGTTAATTCTATTTGTTTTGCTTCGTTTTCAGTATCCCAGTTGTAATCTCCAAATGTAGATTCTTTAATGAATGCACCTTTTAATATCCATTCTGAAACAATATCACCTACTGGTCCTAATACATTGATTGTTAAATCTTTCTTATAGAAATCGGAATAACCATCTCTACCAGTTACAGATTCATGTCCTAATCTTACCCATTCCATTACTGCTTGAGCTCCTGATGGAGTTATTGGGTCAAATAATGTCATTGTAACATCATTCCATACTGATTTACCTTTTACTTTTCTAAGGATGTTAATGTGGTTTAATGTTACTTCACCTTGTGTTAGTGATACTGCACTAACTCCTTTAATAATGAAGCTTGGTATACCGTCCATATAAAGGATAAACCTATTGGCTTGCTTTGGTTCAAAAGCGGTAAAAAATATTTCGTTTGGATCTATTACTGGCATGTTGTTCTAATTTATTTCTTGTTATAAATATCTAATTCTTTAATTTTTATGCTGGGAAAGTAGCTCCAGTTGGTAATACATTAAAATCTAGGTAAATAAATTCAGCTGTTTTAGTTGGTTGAATATAAATTTGTCCTACTAATTGATTTCTGTCTATGACATCTGGTGTATTATTACTATCATCCATTACTACTTTAAAAGCATATAATCCTTGTCTTTGTTGTACACTTGCTAGATATGGGTTTACTTGACTTAAGAAATTGTTTCTTGTAGCTATTGTATTTTGTTCAAATACTAAATTATCTGCTATTTGTGAAATGAAATTCTTAAGAGAAATTAATAATCTTCTAACATTTACTCTATCTAAAGCACTTGGTCTTTTCTGTAGTGTTTTCTGTCCAAATACTACTACTCCTGTGTTAGGGAATGTAGCTATTGGGTTAACGTTATTTTCGTATAAAGTATTTCTATTACCATTTGTTAAAGCTCTTTCTGCTCTAATAACAGTTGTTAATCCACCTCTACTTAAACCTGCAGGTGCAAACCATGTTTCTCCTGCTTTATCGTTAAAGGCAAATACACCTGGCATCATTGTTGAAGCTGGTACCCAAACTCTAGATCCTAAATCTGGATCAATTGTTTGTAACCATGGCCAATATGCTGTTGCATATGAAGAATCTATTGCATCCGCTGCTGCTGTTACTGTGTTAATTCCTGAGCCGTAATTTTTTAAATCTATAATAGCTAAATTATCTCCCCTTGTTTGAGCATTATCTATTAATGTAGTTAAGGATGATGCTCCTCCACTTACACTCATATCTTTTGTTAAACCTGGGGCTACTATTAAGTTATATTGGAATAAATCTTGATTAGCTAATAAATTAATTGAATTTACATAATCACTACCTTTTACTCCTTGAGTATTAGTATCGTTAATATCTCCATAAAAATTAGCAGGTGCTCCTGAACCAAATGCTTTACCTATAGCTGCACCAAAAGCTCCTTCTGATGCTAATGGTATTGAAGAAGTAAATTCAGATTTTGCAAAACCTGCATTGTCTACATAATTTAAAGTTGGTGTAGATACGGATTTTACTCTTACATATCTTGAAGTATTAGCATATTCTCCTGAATATTTTATGTAAGATTCAGTTCCATCAGTATCAACTGATTGTTTAGCGTTACCTATTACTTTTTCAATGTAATTAGTTGAATTTGGATCTAAAGATAAATTTGCCCAAGTTTCTAATATTGTTTTGTTATTTGTAATGTCATTACCTTGTCTAATAAGTAATGCGAATGTTCCTGATGCTGTATTTGGAGATGCAATTTCCCATCTAATGTTATCAGCAGTTCCTGCTGATAGTTGTCCTTGTGTACCTAATGAAGAACTACTATTTTGATTAGCTCCTTCAGATAAAGTTTCTAAAGTAAATGATGAAATATTTTCTTCATTAAGAATCTTAGAACTAGTAGCTTCAGTATAAGAACCACTAACTATTCTAGTTACTAATAATGAATCTCCTCCTTGTTGGAAGTAGTTATAAGCTGCTATAGAAGTTAAATAAGTGTATTCTGAACTACCACTTACTATTTTAGCACCAAATACGTTTTGGTAATCTGAGTATGTAGTAACTATAGTTGGTATACCAACTGGTCCTTTTACAGTTGGACCTAATATTGCTGCTCCAGCTTGTACTGGTTGAGATGTGAGAAAAGATTGATCATTTTCTCTTGCTAATACGCCGGGGGATAAAAGTACTTCTGCCATTTTATAATATGTTTATTTTGTTTATAAATACGACAGAAGTCTTTAAAAATGCGATTAGTCTTTAATAAATTCGCCGTTCTCTAGATTTACTGATCCCTGTCCGTATTTGTTTTCTATTTCTTGAGCTGATTCGGTTTGTTTACCTTCTAAGTTTTGTAAGTTTTGGTAAATATTTTTTTTTCTGTCCTCAAAAACTTTTAATTGATATTCAGTTTGACCTAAATTATAAATTAAATTATTTTGTTGTTGTTGTAACGAATTTAAATTTTCTATTTCTTCTTTTGTTAAAACTGGATTTTTGGTTTTTTCTGCCATGTTTATAAATATTAATTGTTTGTTTAAAAATTAACTATAATTAAAAGTATCGTAAAACCATTGATATCTATTTTTGACCCAATTTGCAGCGTCAACTCCTAGAATTTGGTTATAATCACTTTTAACTGGTTTTACTTGTTGCCTTATTTGGTGGTCACCATATATACCATGGAAGGTATCATCTTCATGGGTAACTTGTTCTACATTATTAAAATCATGTTTGAATTGTGGTAATTCTAGATAATTGTATACTTTTTCAATTTCTTTTTGAGGGTTGAATGTTAAATCTTCAAACCTAAGAATAAGCATTTTTGAAGTATAGTTTTCTTTTAAAGCTTGATATAACCTTTCAAGTGTAAGTCCTATAGGAGGATCTTGAATCCAATGATCTATTCTTTTTTCTGTTGTGTTGTACCCTTTATTTATAGTTGCAGTATGTACTTGTGAAAGAGGATTTGCTCTAAACTTTTTTTCAAAAGAAGTAAATATAGCTCTAGGGTCTCTAACCATACAAATAATTTTTGGGTTAGGGTGGATAGAATTTAAAAAACCTTGAAAGCCTAACCATCCTCTACTTTTATCTATAACATATTTTTTATCTGTTAAAGATTCAAAGTAATTATGTATCCCACCACCACAAAAAGATAAAAAGGCTTGTTCCATTGCTTTTTTATCCTGGGTTTTGAATTCAGAAGCATTAGTATATCTTTCTTTTGCAGCGTATAATAATTCTATTATTCCCGATGTTGGTGTAGTATAAAAATCTGGATTTTGACCCATTATATTTTGTAATAGTGTTGATCCTGAGCGTGGTAATGATGATTGAAAAAATAGTTTTTCCATTATGATAACTTTAAAGTATTAATTAATTGATTTGAGTCAAATATTTCCTCATCTATAAAAGGACATTCATACACTGAACCCTGAAACCCAAAATCAAATAGATAACTATCGGGTAGTTTTGCTCCTTCAGGTATGTTTGCTTGTATATTTTCATGTAAATCATACCCAAAGATTGAAGGTGAGGTGCCTATCCAACATACAATAGAAGGTAAATTTAAAGCATATGCCGCATGTTGCATGCAAGAATCTATAAATAAACGTTTTTGACTAACTAATAGCAAACTAAATAATTCCATGTTAAGTAATGGTTTATTTATTGATTCTATACCAGGGATAATATTACTATCGTCCCTACATATTTGAATGATATGATAAATTTCTTTAAAATGGTTAACTATGTCTAAGGTATTTTGGTATGGTAGATCTCTTGTCCAAGAGTAAGGGGTAGTTTGTGCATCTCCTAAAGGACCCCCATTGGATTGAATAAGCATTATAGGTTTTTCTCGTTGCCATCTATTAAAACCTATTTGTTTTTGTCTAACATTAAATAACAACTCAGGCATTTCATTATTATATTCTAAGTTGTATAAATTACACCAATTTTGAATTAATGGTTTTCTTTTTACAATGTGGTCTGTGGTGAAATAAGGTTCTTGTTTAAATATAAGAGTGTCTTTACCCTTAATATAATCGTCATAAAAATATGGGGTGGTTCCTATTCTATATACCCTATCTACAAACCTTAGATTTAGGTATATTTCAGGGTAAGCACAAACTACTATTAATTTTCTGTCAGGATGATTGTTTTTTATACAACGAGCGACTGCTGTTGATGTTATATGTTTTCCTAATCCTCCCTCAATGTGGAATATTGTATATTGACCCATAAACCTTTTAAATATAACATTAATATAATAAAAATATTATTGGGGGCCAACTTCTCCTCGTAAAATGGGATCATCTATTTCTGGGATGTAAGGTTCAAAAGGTGTTCCTTCATTAAGTAATTCCCAAAATCCATTTGGGATTGTAAAATTACACATTTCATCTATATTATCAAATTGCTCATCATAAATAGAAAGTTCTTTTGATATTTCAATTAATATAGAATCTTTTGTCCACCTTTGGGCAATTATACTTATTAAAGATGGGTCTAATTTCCAAAATTCACCCATTGATATCATATAATAATATTTCATAGTATTTTAATTTTATCCATCTACAGTATTAGTACCAGAACCAAAATCCGAAGAACCACTTATATAAAATTCTCCATTTGAAGTAGGCCATACAGGTGAAAAAGATTTAGGAGATGAGGTTTGGTAATTTGAGTTCATATTATAATATACTATTAACCCTTCAGGTTGTTCTGTTGTTGATATTGAACCTCCTGCACCTTCATTATATAAATTTGATACCGCCGTTGAGGATAATGCACTATCCCATAAACTATATTGATCTATGTATGTGTTTCCATTACCTCCAAAATAACCAGCAGTTTGATCACCTGTTCCAGTTAATGTACCATTCGGACCATATGGTGTTCCTAATAATGCTTGAAGTCTAACTTGGGTGGTATCTATAAGAGGGGTTCCAGAAACTCGACCACTAGCGTAGTAAGCTGTTCCTATGTCACTTCCATTCCAATACATTTTTAAATTTGATTGAGACATACTACCATTATATGTAACAGTTATCATACAAAAATCATTATCGTTTACATCACCTCTGTTAGTATTTGACCAATAAGTAGAACCTAATCCAGTTTGAACCGCTGCGTTGCCTGTTCCTGTTTTATGAAGCCACCAAAAATTATCGGTATATGCATTTGCACCTGTTGATGTTTTTCCTAAAAAGCTAAAAGTAACTCTATTCTGCGCTTCATCATAGTACATTCTCCAATTATTATTATAAACGTTAGTAGTATAATTGGTTGAAGTTGAGTCTTGTGCATTAGCAGATACTCCCCACAGAAATTGATGTCTTCCTTGTGAGCTTAAAGCAGAAGTCCACCCAGCTTTTACCCAAAAATTTAAGGTGAAAGTGGAAGTACTTGTTAATCTTATACCTGTAGTGGGTTCTTCGGTACTAGGAGAAATTATTCTATTAGTAATAGACATTCTATCTGTAGAACCATATCTCATTACAGAACCTGAAGTAGCTGTTCCTCCAGTAGTATCTTGACTAACTGTTGAACCTCTTGCTTCACCTTGACTATTTATAGCATATGCTGTAACATAATAAGTTGTACCTGCTGTTAAACCAGTTTTAGCTAGTGTATAGCCTCCTCCTCCTGATCCAACTTGGGTTTTTGTATTTGAGGCATAGTTTGAATTAGTTCCAAAATAAAATCCTCTATTAGTTACAGCAGAAGATCCTACACTTGAAATGTAAGCGCCTAAAGTCATACCTGTTGAAGTAATACTAGATGGGGTATTTGTTAATATAGTTGGAGTATTTCCTGCTTGACCATAAAAACTATCTGGTAGAGTAACTGGATCTTCACCAGGTTCAATTCCAACATAATTTCCTAAATTTTGAAAACTAATACTGGTTTGAGATACTCCAAATTCAGTAGCTACTTGACTTGCAGATAATGGTCCTTCTTCTGGTAGTGCCATTATTTAGATTTTTTTAATTCGTCAATTTCAGCTTTTAAATCTTTAATAGATTCAATTAATAATGGGACTATTTTTTCATAGTTAACTGCTTTATAACCATTATCTCTTGTAACAACTACTTCTGGAAGTACAGCTTCTACTTCTTGTGCTATTACCCCTACATCATGTCCCTTATGAGAATGTACTTCTTCTTTTTCTATCCAATCAAAAGTTACACCACTCATTTGTAAGAGTTTGTCTAAAGCACCTGAAATAGGTTTAATATTTTCTTTTAATCTTTTATCTGATGAATAATTTGCTATAATATCACCAGTAGCTCTAATTTCACCTTGTGTTGTTGATGCTGTAGTACCTACTCCTAAACAATGAGATTGTAAATGAGAAGATATTATTACATCTCCAGAAAAATTAGATGTTCCAGATTGTAGTGATTGTAAACCATTAGAATCAAATTTAAAAGCTTGAACCCCAGCTCGTGATATAGATATTTCATTTGGGTTTGATAAATAAAATCCAGTTGTATATACATTATTACTATTAAATGATATACTAGGAACAGAAACAGTTCCTGTAGAAAATTTTTGAGCTACTGAGAATGTTTTGGTTCCACTGATAGTTTGTGCATTCGTTAATTCTACATAAGTACTATTTAAATCATCATCAAAAGAAGATAATGGAATTTCATCTAATGTTGTTGCTCCTGTACCACCTTGAGCAACACTTAAAGCTGTAGTTAAACCTGTAAGTGAAGTAATATCTGTATTAGCTCCAGATTTAGCAGCTCCTAAATTTGACCTAGCGCCTGAAGCTGTACCTGCTCCTGTACCACCATCTGCTACTGCTAAATCTGTAATTCCTGTAATAGAACCACCATCAATATTTACGTTAGTATTAGCTTGTGTAGCCATACCTCCTAATTCTAAATTCTCTCTAGCAGTGCCAGGATCATTTAATTCAGATAAATCATTACCAGCCATTAAAAAGGCTCCAAGAGTAGTTGCTCCTGTACCACCTTGAGCAACACTTAAAGCTGTAGTTAAACCTGTAAGTGAAGTAATATCACTATTTGCTCCAGATGCTGCTTTTCCTGATATAGCACTAGTATTTGATGAAATTCCACTTGTGTTAGTTGAAATGTTGCCTGTATTAGTTGAAATATCACTGGTATTAGTTGAAATATCTGTTGTATTAGTTCCAATTGCTGTTCTTTCTGCGGCTGTAATAATAATACCTGAACCTGCTGATGTTACATCGCTTAAATCCGTTACTGATGTACTAGCAATTACTGGGATTGTTGTAGATGTAAATGCATTAGCTTGAAGTGTTCTTTTTTTAATAGTATTAGAGCTATCTATAAATAAAGCTTTAGTTTCAGTGGCTCCAGTTATATTACCTAATATTACTGAACCATTTAATGTTTGAGTATCTGTAGCTTCATCTCCAAATATGTTGGATCCTGAAGTGTTAATGACAGAAGATGAAATTACTTGGCTTACTATTAAATGATCAAATGATGCTGTAGGTGCTGATAGTAATTTATTGGATGTGTTATATGTAAACTCTGCTGTGTCTGCTAAACCACCACCACTACTTACTATTACTACATTACCTGATGTTAAGTCTTGAACATTTAAATTAAATCCCGTAGGTATATCTATCCCTCCTTGGGCAGTAAGAAAACTTGTAATATAAATATCTTCTCCATTACCGTCAATAATAAAATCTCCACCTGAATTATTTTTTAGAAGTTTAACAGAAGCTGTCGCAGCCGTTAATGTATTTTGTGAATATGTAAACCCTGAATCTGTTGCTAATGCAGAAGTTCCATTCCCAATTAATATTCTACCTGATGTTACTGTATTAACTCCAGTTCCACCATTTGGTACGGGTAAAATACCGGTTACATCCGAAGTTAAATTTATAGTACCTACACTTGTTAAATAAGTACTAGAATCTACACTACCATCTGCTTTTAGAAATTGTGCAGATGTACCTCCTCCTTTAATAAAACTATTTCCTGTTATAGTACCACTTGAACTTATATCTGCGGATGCTGTTATAGCTCCCTCCATTTTAAGATAACCACTAGATGAAATATTATCATTTATTACTGTAGTAGCTGTTCCAAATGTGCCCTCTTCTAAAACAATATTAGCGCCTCCTAAAATTTGACCATTACTTCCATTACTACCATATAAACATATATTATTTACAAAAAGTGTATCCGTTCTAGTAGAACAAATATCTGATCCTATAGTAAAAGAATTATTGTGGGTTATACAGTTACTTTTTCCTCCTAATATACCAGAATCTTGAGCATTATGTATTTTATTATTTCGACCTCCTATAATATTATTACAAACATCCATAGTGCCTTCTGGTAATGCAGATGCTGATACATTATTGTAGCACCCACCTAAAATACTATTCCCTGCATGGGCCCCCTGAATACTACCTTCTCCTATTATATGATTACTTTCTCCCCCTACTATAGTATTAGATGATTGATTAGCATAATTTTTAAAAATTATGTTATTATACCCCCCACCAATCGTTGAATATTGTCCATTAGTTTCGTTATACTTTCCTCCTGATACCGTATCTGCAGAACCCTTGGTAATATTTCCATATCCACCTACTAAAGTACTATAATAACCGGTTATACAATTACCCGAACCTCCTGCTATTGTAGCATATCTACCCTCATTAAAATTAAATTCTCCACCAACTATAGTTTTACTACTATCACCACCTGCAATTCTATTACCTACTCCTCCTCCTATAAAAGAACCATAATTACTTCCCTCAATGCAATTATTAGTACCACCTACTATACTATGACAAGCGCCGTCGCCTGAAGTTTAAATTTTATTATTTTTTCCTCCTACAATATTGCTATAAGAACTTGCTCCATAATTATCATTGTAATGAAAAATTATATTATTTTTTCCATTTCCAATAAAATTATGTGAAGAATTTCCTAAAATTTTATTATTTTCTCCTCCTGCTATAGTTTGAAAACAACCATAGTTTCCAGATTCAAGATTACTACCCGATATTACGTTATTGCATCCCCCTCCTATATTTGAAAAAGAACTTGATATTATGTTTTGTTTACCTCCACCTATAAAACTATATACATTAGTAATAACATTACATTTTCCTCCTGCTATAGTAGAAGCTTTGCCAACTGATGTTTGACCTTCACCAGGTATAAAATTATTATTATTGATTAAATTTTCACAACCTCCACCTATAGTACTTTCTCTACTATTATGAATGAAACCCAGCGCTCCACCCGCAATTGTTGCTCGTTGTGAAGATGATATACAACTATCAAATCCCCCTGCTATAGTTGAAGCACCAGAATTTTTATAAATCCTATTACAATATCCACCTCCAACAGTTGCATGGCTTAATTGATTACCACCTGTACTATCTATGCCATTATAACTACCCCCTGCTATTGTTGTATATGATGTGATATTGGAAGTAGATTTTATATAATTGTAATATCCTCCATTAATAGTATTACTATTCAAGGTATTACCCTGCATATAATTGTAATTACCTCCAACAATGGTATTATTACCCCCAAATTGGCTAATACAAATAGAATTATTATATCCTCCAGCTATACTTGAATAAGCTGATTTTGTAATGTAATTATAATAACCACCTACAATACTAGAAAAATTAGATATTGACTTATTTTTTTTTCCTCCTAATACACTTGAGAAATTTCCTGATGCTGTATTTAAACCTGCTATAGGTTGTATACTAGGAGTAATTTGGGGTGCTGATCCAGTTTTAAAAACACTTCCTCCAGATGAGGGTAGATTTTTTAATTGAGATCCATCACCACTGAAAAATGATGCTGAGATATATCCGCTTGAGCTTATGTTACCCGATGATGTGATATGGTTTAATGTAGCATTACTGCCGGATACTAGTACTTTTTTCCAATTAGGCATAATATTTTTTATTGCGGTTGGTTACTCTATATGAGCCCACTTCCCGAGGGCCAACAATTCCCGTATAAATATTAATAAGGTAATTACTTATTATGGTTTTTAGTAGATTTTTCATCTACTTTCTTATTTTTAAGTTCAGGGGGGCCTAGTTTAATTTCTTCTTCTATTCTAAGAATTTCTTGTTCTAATTTTATCTGTAGCTTTGCAAGATATTGGGCATTAGAGCCTTTAATATCAATTGTATTTAGTGAACTCCGTAAAACCTCTAATTCATTTTTATCAAACATTAATTTTCTAATTTAGTATATTGATTTTGTAATTTTATAACTAGGTTATAAATTGTTTCTACATCTTTTCCCTTAAATGGGGAATTTTTAATTAGGTTTAATATAAGTGAAATTTCATTGATATCCAAACTATCTTTAGGAGAAAGTACTGGATTATTTATTTTATTGTTTGTTATTTTATCTATTAGTCCCATAACTATTTTATTTAAAAAAAGGGCTGACTAATTAAAGACAGCCCTTGTATTATTTATTATTTTGTTTTTTATGAGTAAATATATATGTCTTCGTTATCTCCAACAAATATATTACCTTTTGAAGTATATGGAGATGCTACTGCATCTGGAACATTTACTCCTGTACTACCTTCTACTACTGCTGACATAAATGCCTGTGGAGTATAAACTGAAGATGTTGGGCTGAAACTTAAATCAATCCCCCATCTTCCTGTAGATAAACCATCATATGCAAATACTGCACCTTTTCCACCATCTGTACTACTTTGTTCTATTACAATACCACCATCTGTTGCAGCTCCTGAACCTGAAGCTAACATAATAAATTTATCACTTACTAATAAATTCTGTGTATTTTGGAATGATGCTGTACCTTGTACTACTAAATTACCTGCTATATTAGCATTTCCTGTTAATGTTAAACCTGCAAATTCAGGTGAATCATCAGTTTGCATGTTGTTGATGTCAACATCTACTCCGTTTAATGCTATTGTACCTTGAGCAGTACCTTCTGCAGAAGCGGATATTGTTCCTGCTGGTGCTGTAGAAGCTGCATCTTCTAGAGTTGTAATTCTTAAAGCTGCTGAGGATGAGAAAGTAGTAATTGATTGACCATTTAATGCAAATGTACTTGCAACAACTTGAACTGATCCTGAAACTGTACCTGAAGGTAGGTTAGCTATTGTTTGAGCTGATCCTGAAACTGTACCTGAAGGTAGGAGATCTTTTACTTGAGCTGATCCTGAAACTACACTATCTCCACCTGCTCTTAGTAAATTGTTACCTTCTACTGCGATTTGACCTGCACCTACTCTTGTAATAGTTGCGTCAGTTACACCTGTTCCACCAAGTTCAATACCTGTAAACGTTGGTGAATCATCACTTTGCATGTCTGTAATGTCAACATCTACACCATTTAATGCTATTGTACCTTGAGCAGTACCTGCTGCAGAAGCGGATATTGTTCCTGCTGGTGCTGAAGCATCTGCAAATATAAATCCAGTTGCTCCAGTATTTACTGCTAATGTTTTACCTGCTTGTCCAGTTAAATCATTTAATCCAGTACCACCCGAGGTTACTGCTAATTGTGTGTCTAAAGTTAATCCAGATAATTCTGCTGATGAACCGGAGACGACGACTTTTTTCCATTTTGCCATAATTCTAAATTTTAATTATTGTTTTTTTTTTATTTATTAAAGTGTTGTACTCCGTACAACATTATTTTTAATTCGTTATTTTATTCATATTATAAATACATAACCTATTCTACTCCCATATAAAAAGCCGAAGAAGAGTAAAAGAACCCCCCTGCAACTGGTGGTGGAGTATGTTGAAGATCTCCAAATACTATAGCTCCTGAAGAGCTAACTCGGAGCAAATCAACACTGCCACTTTTTATTAAGAATATATTATTAGTTGAGCCTGTAATTTGTAGGCTTCCACTTAACTGAGTTAGTCCAGTTGTTTTTTCAAATATAAATCTAGGATCACCTCCAAATGTTCCTTCATCATTAAATTGAATTTCTCCTGGTGAACCCCCAGGCAATGCATCTGAGGTAATAAATTCATTTAGTTTTTTTCCTAAATATTGGTAAACTGTTATGTAAACATTTGTAGATATTGTAGGAGATACTCCATTAGAAGTAAATTGTAAAATACCAGTTTTATAATCAAATTGATAATCTGTAGATTCATAAACTTTGGAACCATTAGATACTACTACATTATAAGCTGTTCCCCCATCATTTACACCATTTTCTGAGTTGTTTGAAGCTAATGTAGGATCTGCATATTTGTTAGATATGAAATTTGTTTGTTGTTCTGTTTGGATTATTTGGGGGTTTGCTGTTGTTGATATCCCTGGGGTAAATCCACTACCTGAAAGAAAGAAGAAGGTATTATTTTTAGTATTATTTACAACTTTAACAGAAGAGGGTGTTAAAGGAAATCTATAGTAAAATTTTGAGATGTTTTGACCGTTAGAAGTTAAATATAAACCATTCTGGCTACTACCCGAATAAGGAATATTGTTTGAAATAATTTCACCTTCTTGGGTGTATATCTCAGAGGCATTAAGATCAAATACCCTTGTATATGCTTCAGCTGCATCAAGTTCTGCAATGGTATATCTCTTACCTTGAAGTAATCTATTTGATTTTGATGCTGATGCAAAAGTAGCCATTCATTTTTATTTTTAAAACTGCTACTAGTTGTCTTAATTTAAAAGCAACTAGTAACAGTAGTTATTAATTATTAACCTTTAGTTTAAGATGCTGTTGGTTCCACCTTAATTTTAGTTACTGAGGTTGTTGGGTCTCCTTTGTATCTTACTAATATTGTAACTTGATCATATCTAGTTGGTGAATTAGTAATTAATGGACCTTGTGCAGATATTAATGGAAATTTCATATTGGATAAACCACTAAGTCCACTTGTAAATCCATTTGTTGGTTGATTATTTGATTTAATGTTTAAGGTTGGAGTAAATGGGTTTAAACCTGCTGTAGTTGCCGTATCACCTAAATTACCACTTCCAGGATAAGCATCAAATAACATTGTGTTAGTATTACTAAATGATCTAGCACTTAAAGCTGAAGTGTAAGTAGATTCAAATAAAACAGCACATGCTATAGAATCAGATGTTATAACATCACTCCATTCTACTAATTCATTATTACTACTTGGGATTCCTAAATCTATATTTAAAAATCCATACTGAGTACCAACATTAAAGTTATAAACTCTAGCGTAATACTTATATCCATCTCCCGCTATAGTATCTAAAAAGTACTTTTTATTTCCACCAGGTACTATCAATTCACCATTACTAGCTCCTCTAACTGGTACTTGCTGTAGATCTTTAGCTCCTAAATTATTTATTGTGTATGTATTATAATTTGTAAAATCATCTGCTCCTGCTAGAGTTGAAGTTAATAAATTATCATTAATTACTTTTCTCCATCTTTCTCCAGTTAATAATTCAGTTTGAGGAAATCCCGCATTTGTGCTATTTGAATCAAATCCTTGAGATTTACCAAAATATGCTAAAGTTATTCCCGCAGATTGACCATAAGTTCCAGCATCAAAATAATTAAAAGTTGAATTAGCTGATTCAAATGTATTATTTCTTCTTAGGTATTTGTGGTTTAACGTGAATGAAGAAGGTGATATTGTACCAGCACTTAAATTTGTTTTACCATCTGCAGCTGTAAACGTTATACTTCCTGAAAGTCCAATTGTGTCAGTTTCAAAAGGTATTGTGTTATTAGCTCTTGGAGTTGAGAAACTTGAATCAAATACTACATCTTCAGCAGTATTAATCTTACCACCACTCATACTTAAATCTTTACTCATTCCTCCTGCATCTAATGGATTACTAACTCCTTCAGTTCCACCTGTATTTGTTGTTATAGAAGCCAATGTAGTTTGGTTACTAAATAGTGGGTTAAATACACCTGAGGCTGAACTAAATATTTGGAAAGCATTAGTTAATAAATAAGGAGCTCCAGATAAAGAACGTGATGTTGGAGTTCCTATTGAACCTGATGATATTCCTGTTATATTCACTGTATTGTTTGAAATAGTACTACCCATATCTTCATTAGCAAAAAATACACGTGTTTTATTTTCTTGAGCACTTGATGTTGTTGCAGCTCCATTAACAGTGTTTTCAATAGCTACTGAAGAGGTAATTTCATAGTATCCCATTGATGCTGTTGGGTTAGTAAATCTTGTTTGTAATGCAGCATCATTAAATTTAAGAGGTGCTCTAAATAATGTTGAGAATTTTCCGTCTTGGAAAGTAACAGGTACTGCAGGATTTGGTACAGGTAAATCACCTATTGTAATATCATTAGCTCCAGGTGCGCCTGTTGCTGAAACTATTTGTCCTGATGCTGAAGTTATATTTGAATTTAAACCTGTATCTTCATGGTATACAAAATTTAAACTTCCTGAAACTTTAACAAGCGTGTTTATATCTCCTAAAGCAAATAATTGAGTATCACTTGGATTTGAAGAATTTGATGTATTTCCTGATGTTAGAGAGCTAAATGTCCTAGCGTATTCTTCTTTACCATATATAGTTCCACTAACATTATCAAACATAGTACCACCATTAGATGAAAATCCTTTACTTATAGAATAAATAACAGTATTATTAGTTGAAGATTGTGGTATCAATCCTGAGATTGAAAAAGTATTAGTATTGGTGGGATTAGGTGTGAGACCACTAAATGCTCTCTGGTTTGGAGAAGCATCTGCAGCTCCTGGTAGTGAAGAACTTAAAAGTCCTGCTATATATCTTAAAATTTCCGATGTGTCTGTATTGTGGTTAAATCTATTAAAAAATGAACCTTCTAAATCATCATTCCATGCTTTTGATTTAGGTACACCTACATTATGATTATAAAACCATCCTGATTGAGATGATACTACTGAATATTTTGTAGCAGTTCCATCAGAACCATCATTAGTTACTGTTGGACTTGATCCTGAGAATGGAGAGGACATTAAAGGTGCACTAGAAGATATTAATAGTTGTTTTTGTGTTTTATATACATCGGTTGCTCCTACTTGATTAAAAATTCCAGTACCAGCTACAGCTGAGGCAATAGATGCTGAAACATTTGAAATACCAGGGATACTTAAAGACCCACTTATGTCTAAAGATCCTGTTATTTGAGCAGAACCTGTTATTTTAGTAGTACCTACTAATGTTTGAACATCTTCCATTCCATCACCAAAGGTATTAGAGCCTGTGGTTTGGATAGTAGAACTTGATATTATAGTATCTACTATTAAAACATCTATGGAAGCTGAATCAAAAGTAGCATTGGTTCCTGTTATTGAAGTAGTATTAATAGAACCAGAAAAATTTGAACTACCTGATACTGTTAACCCACCACTTCCTGATATTAATATTGAGCCTGTAATTTCAGCAGATCCTGAGAATGGAAATCCTGCGCCTGTTCCAGAACCAGAAGCTTCTTGGTTAGCAATAAAACCATCTAAGGTTTTACCTAAATATTGGTATACAGTTATATAAATTTGTGTTGATATTGTAGGAGATGTTGCATTTTCTTGAAATTGGAGAATACCTGTCTTATAATCAAATTGGTACTCTGTTGTTGGGTATACACCTCCTGGGCCAGTAGCTTGATTAGATACTACTACATTATAAGCTGTTCCACCATCATTTATACCGTTTTCTGAGTTGTTTGTGGTTAAAGAAGTATCAGCATACTTATTGGATATAAAGCTTGTTTGTTGTTGTGGTTGGATTATTTGAGGATCCGCGGTTGTTGATATTCCTGGGGTAAATCCACTACCTGAAAGAAAGAAAAATACATTATTTCTAGTATTACCCTCTATTTTAACTGCTGATGGTGTTAATGGGAACCTGTAATAAAATTTTGAAATAGGAACATTACTACTTCCTGAGTATAAAAATGAACCATCCTGACTACTACCCGAGTAAGGAATGTTATCTGAAAGTATAAGAGATTGTTGGGTAAATATTTCTGAGGTGTTAAGGTCAAATACGGATGTATATGCCTCAGCTGCATCAATTTCTGCAATAGTATATCTTTTACTTTGCAGTAATCTATTGGATTTTATTGGTTTATTAAATTCACTCATTTTAATTGTTTATTATAAATATGTTATTCTTTTTATTTTATTTAGTTAGTTTGTAAAAGCATTTATACGAGTTAAAGGTGTTGGATTTCCTTTATACCTTACTAATAATATTATTTGGGAGTTATTTTTATCTATTATTTGATTTCTAGGGCTAAGTAAAGGAATTATGAATCTTGTGTTAGAACCTATTCCATTTTCTACACCATTTCCACTACCATTATTAGACCTAACATCAATTTCTACTCCAAATGGATTTAAACCTGTAGTATTTGCTACAAGGGATCCTGGGGATGGTTGGAATGTTGTATTTTTTACATCTATAAACCTAGCACTATTTCCTCCTCCTAAACTAGCTGCCGTTAATGATTGCATTATAACTATTGCTGATATTGTGTTAGTTCCACTTAAATCTCCCCAATGCACTATTCCAGAATCACCTAAATCTATTTTTAAAGTGCTTTGTTGACCAAATGTATTTCCAACATTATTCATGTCAAAAGCCCTAGCATAATATGAATATCCTAATGAATTAAATGCTGGTAGCCAGTATCCATTGGTTGGATCACCAGGTTTAACTAATTTACCTTGTGATATACCTGGGATTACTTGTAAATCATTTGCTCCTATAACATTATCTCCTTCATCATTTGTTTGAAAACTGTTAGTAATAAATTTATCTCCTGCAGCATATGTGGAATTTAATAGTGCATCTGTAATTTTAATTCTAAAATTTTCACCTGTAAAATATTCATTAAACCCTGTTAGAGTACTACTATCATACCCTTGGGCATTTGTATAAATCTGCATACTCCCACTACTTGGATCTTGACCATATAAGGAAGCATTATATAATTCTTCGTTTATTGTTGATGATGTTACTGATGTTCCCCTAAAATTCTTTCCTGTAGATGTAAAAGATAAAGTACGATTAGTATTTGAGTTATAAACAACATTTAATGAAAAATCATAAGATGAAGATAAATATGAAATATCGGTTATATGTGGAATTGAATCTTTACTTCTTTGAGTGCTTTTATCTTGAGATAATACTCCTCCTAAAACTCCTGTGGTTTGAACACCTTCGTTTGTTACTAAACATATTGTTGGTGTAAAAGTAGGGTTGCCTACACTATCCCAATTATTAGTTTTTGAATGAGCTAAAGTTATATTTGAACCCTGAAAATCAGCTCCATATACAGGATCAAAATTATTAGCAACTTCAGAGGAAAAATTATATTGGTAATTTAAGTTTTGTAAATAAGGAGCTCCACTTAAGGATCTTGAAGTAGCTGAGAATGCTGTCCTTGTTAATTTAACATTAGATATAATAGCATTAGGTTGAGAATTTGTTATATCTTCTAATGCTCCAACGGATGTAAAGCCTGATTGGTAAGGATTGGGGGTGTAAAATAGAGTATTGGAATTTGAATTATTTTTAAATTCAAAGTTAGACATAGATCCAGACTTAATACCTGATTTAGTACCAAACATTCTATAATACCCACTAGATGAAATACTGTTACTATTAGTTGATTTATTTGTATAAAATCTTCCAATTATAGGACTTACAACATTAATAAATCTACCATCTTGATATGCTGCTGGTATTTGATTATTTGGTGGAGTAATTTTACCTAAAAATAACCCATTAGATGACCCAAAATCAGAAATTGTATATTCTACAGATGAAGCAGTAAAATAATTGTTATTAATTTCATTAGGGGTAGGGTTACTAGCATTATCACTATAAGATTGAGATGAAATTATTTTAACTGAATATGGGTAGGCATTTCCTGATAGAAGTTCTCCCATACCAAAATAATTAGAATTACTAAATATAGTACTATTACCCGTTTTATTAGCTGTGGAAGTAAATGTTAAGTTAGAAAAATTATTACTTTGTAATATTGTTAATGGTATGTTCCCATAATTTCCATTAAATGGGTTAGTGCCCGTATCGTTACCATAAGTTCCTCTATCACTATTAGATAAAAAACCTTTTGAGATATAATAATTTTGAGCTTCTCGTATTGAAGCAGTTTTAGAAAAATCTATATATGTTGAAGAAGTGTAATTTATAGATAATCTTCCATTTTCAAAATTAAGACCTAATACACCCTCAAATAAATTTAGTTTTGATGTTGTAGATTGTCCTGTATAATTTGTTGTTACATTATCCCAAGTATTAGTATTAGGGGCAGCGTCTGCAAAATCAGGTCCTATTGCTGATCCACTTAAAACCCCAACCATATATCTTAATATTTCAGATACATCGGTATTATGGTCAAATCTATCAAAGAAAGTACCATCTAAATCTTGTTTCCATGGAGAGGTTGTAGGCACACCTACATTATGGTTGTAATTCCAAACTGATTCACTTACTACTAATGCATATTTATTTGCTCCTTGAGATGAAGTTGGGTTAACCCCTACTAGAGGAGAAGTAGATAGAGTACTACCTGAAATTATTAGTGAAGATGTTGATTGGAATAAACTTGAAGATCCTACCCTAGTAAATACTCCTTCTAACTCCCCCGAGGATCCTGTTGCTACGGCTACTGAAAAAGTTGTTAAATCCCCTTTAGTAAAGGTTATAACATTATCAACTACTGAAGCCGTTATTAAAGCGTCAGCTGAGCTAGCTGAGGCTGCTAGGGGTAAAATAAAAGTTGTTCCGTTTGCTCTAGTGAAAGTTATATCACCAGCACCACCCGAAGCTGTTATAATTGCTTCTGGCATTGTATTGCCAAACGCATTTACCCCTACATTATCTAAAAATCTTGTTTTTCCCATAAAACTCCCCTTTGTTAGTTATAAATACATTAATAAAAATTAAATATCATTATCTTTTAAATTTACTCTTGTATTTTCTCCATCAATATTTGTTCGAGTTCTCCCATCTTCAGTTGTTGTGGGGTTTGCTTTATATCTGTTAGGGGGAGCATCGGTTTCCATTGAAAATATTATTTTTGATTTTTCATTATATTTTTTAACAGAACTTAAATCTTTTTGAATAATATCAGGTACTATATACCCATACATTTTTAAGGTAAATGTTCCTCTTACTAGTCTTTCTTGACTTTGGACTAATTCAGTTACCGTAGCAAAATTATCTATCCTAGCCATAAATTTAAACCTTTCGGGGTCTCCCCAATAAGAATCTGAAGAATAGTTTATAGCTTCGATTATTTTATTTAGTTGTTCTACATAGTAAGTTTGTATAATACAGCTATATGTTAAATTAACATAATCAGGAACTACATTAGCTATAAATTGTTTAGTAGGAACTCTATTATTGAGTGTATTAAAATTACTGTAGAAGTTTTTACTGTTATATGATTTTTGCCAAGATGTATATAAATTAGGCATGTTAGCATCTAATTTATTAGCTAGTTTTCTGTTTTTTTCTAAACCATCTCTTTTAAACATTATTATAGGCATCATGATAGCTCCTTTTTTATCTCTATAATATGCATCTTTTTGGATTGATTTCCATCTTTCAGGTGAACCATATATTATTGGAACAGGAACTCTTTCATTGTTTTGTATTACTGAAGGTTGAATGACATTATTAAAATAATACATTATGGATTCATCAATATCTTTTATACCAACTGAGAATGGTTTAATTGTATCATCCTTGAATGACATTTTTTCAGATCTATTAAAAGATAAATTTGCCTGATTTGTAGGAGGATATTGAGAAGTTTCATTGGCATCATTAGGATTACCATATTCAGCAGAATAAGGTATTTGTAATCCTTTAGATATTTCTTTTTGTGTTTTTGGTATCGGTTTTCTAAAATTACTAGCCATTTATTCCCCCCTTTTGTAATTGTATTTTATTAACAGGTGTGTAGTGTGTTTTACATATAACAGATAAATCACTACCAAAATTTTCTAATCCTGGATTGATTGGATTTTCATCATAAGCATAATCTGGGTCTTTACCCATAAAGAATTGATTAGCTATTATATCATCTACTTCATAATAGCCTCCATAATAAAATATTATATCACCTACTTGTGGAACTAAGTCAGCTCCAAAATAGTCTCCCTGATCATAGTCTTTATTAAAATCAAGATTTCTTTGAAGTAAATCATCTCGTAAAAACCTGAAATCAACATTTCTATAATACCGAACACCAAGCTCATCATCTGGGTAGGATTGTGGCTGTTGATCAATTAAACAACTTAATATTACGCCAGAATAATAATATTTAGCACCTGCGGCTTCACCATATAAATTTACTTTAGTTTCATCCGTTTTAAATTTGTAATATACACATTCCTGAGAAATAATATTGCCTATTAATTCTCGATTTATATGTCTAAATAGACTTATATCTCGTTTTGCCCCGTATAAAGCCATATTATGCTATGTATATTGTGTAAGGAACTTTATTTAATTCCTTTTCTAAATAATCTCCTTCTAATGATCTTCTCTCTAATAATTTATCTCTAGAGGTTTCATCAAAATATCCTCTTAATCTTTCTATTAAAGCATTTTTAGTTTCTGTAGCTGATGATAGTAGATCCGATTGGTTTAATGTGACTGTTGAGTCTGGTATTGGGATTGTTGAGTATTTTCCTCTGATGTATCCTAACATTTCTTTACATAATGCTAAGGTGTATTCAAATATCCATTGTCTACCTATTGAATTAATTTCATCATAGTTAGGGTTAACAAATGGAACATTAGATACATCTGTTATTTTATTTAACCCATCTTGATATGGGTTATTTCTTTCAGATTCAAAAATATATTCAAAAAACATATTTCCAGCATGTCCATCAGATGATATAGCTTTTGGGATAGGGAATAATCTTAATCTATTATTTACTAATTCAAATGTGTAATTTGATCTTCTAATTTGATCATTTAACTCAAT